AAGCTAGGAAGTTCAAAATGACCAAACAAATACTTTGTTTCGATGTCTTTCATCTTCTTCCACTCATCGCCAACAAGCCACGGTACTAGTGCAACATCATCTTCAATGAAGATTTCGTCTATAAACGTAATACCTGGAATGTGTTTTGCAAAAGCAGTACTGTTAACGTCACGTTTGTCTTTATAATACAAGTCGTGGTTGCCATCAAAGAAGTAAAACTTCTCAAATGCTTTACCTAGCTTTTCCATGCTTCTAATTGTAGCATCCATAGTAGTAAGATTAAGACTATTTCTGTTATGATGCCAGTCTCCACAGAAGATACCAGTCTCGCAACCGGCAGCTTGTGCTTGTTCTATGTACCAATCAATAAATTCTTCGCAATCTTCGTTATGTACACGACTATTGCCCTTTAAACCAAAATGGATGTCCGTAAACACCGCAGCTTTCTTAAACAAAGAGTATCCTCCATATATACATGTAATAGTATATAGTAATTATTAACACCTGTCAACCTATTTTTTGGTATTTGTGTATGCAGTTGGTGCAGCATCTTCATTTCTTTTGACACTTGCTTCCCATTCGCCTTGATTTTGTCTTGTATAACTTGGGTTTAAGTCATTCATTTCTAAAATGTCGTCTCTAATGTTTTGATTGCGCTTCTCTATATTAATTACACGAACAAAACTGTTAGTAACTGCGGCTGTGTAGTATGCAAACGGATTATCTGACTTAGACTCATCAAACTGCAAACCAATCTGCGCCAGCTGTAGTATTGCTTGTCCTTTCATCTCGTCATTGTATGTGTAACCACGTACATTGCCTCTTGTTGCATAACGATCAACAAGTTTTAACCACATCATAGCAAGCTTATCGGTTGCTTTACCGTGTTGGTGACTAAAATGTCCGTTGTCCATGCCACCTACCCAGTGACTTTTGCCTACTAGTACAATTTCGCCATCTTCGTCGTACTTGTAATGCTTAAACGGCGGAAAAGGAAGTTTGACTCTCGTATCTGCAACTGTTTTTGGGTTCTTTTTACGTCCAGGCTCTTCTGGAATGTGATCAAATGTCATTACACGGAAGATTAATTCTTCTTTTGTAATTTCAGATGCAAGTGTTTCACATTCGGCTTGCTTGACCTTCTCACCAAGTCCTTTACGGCGCTCGTATTCAGCAGATGACATCTTTTTTGCCTTGTTGCGTTTTGCTTCAGCAACTGTTAAGCGATTAATTTTGTCTACACTTGGAAGGATAATGTCGTACTGACCAAACTCTGGTTCTAAATAACTGTTAAACTTATTTTTTGATTTGTGTATTTCTTTTAATATATCTTTATTGTTTAGATAATTCTTGGGGCGCATCAGTTTCTCCTATAGTTAACTTATATTATAAACTACTTACTTAATTTTGTCAACTAAATACTAGTAGGAGATCATAATAAAATGAGTATTTTTAGCGCCTTTAATCAACTGTCGAGTAAAATTAATAATGCCTTTAGTAATGTGTCATCAGTTTCTAGCACAATTAATAATTTTACATCAGGATTAAACAGAACAACTAGTTTAATAAAAAACTTTGATACGTCTGGTGGGTTTTCAAATACATTTGGACAAATTTCTAATATTGCAGGATCGATGAAAAATAATATAGGTCAAGTTGATAGTATTATTAGTAGAGGAGGCAATTTAGCACAAGCTGGCGCAGCACTTAGAATGATAGGAAATTCTGCACAACAAGTTGGTTACAATGCTGCTCCGCCAACTCGAACAATATCAAAGGCGATAATTTCTAGTAATATAACTGCTGCAAATGATGCTGATTGGCGTGTACGAATCTCGGTACCAACTATACTTTCGCAAGATAGCGTAGTTCTTGCTCCATTAGTAGGAACTAATAACTCAATGGTGTTTCCTTTTACTCCAACTGTGTTAGTAAGTAATAGTGCAAATTATTCTCAAGTACAACCTGTACATACAAACTTTCCTTATAATTCTTATGAGAACAGTCAAGTGGATGCTTTTACTATCACAGGTGAATTTGTTAATGAATCAACAGACGATGGACAATATTTTATAGCAGCATTACATTTCTTAAGGTCTGCAACTAAAATGTTCTATGGCGGCGATGACGCAACTACAGGATTGCCGCCTGTAGTTTGTAGATTGAGCGGATATGGACAACATGTTTTAAATGATATTCCGGTTGTAATAACTAACTTTACAACTGACTTACCTAATGACGTTGATTACATTAGATGTGTAGTAGATGGTAAAGAAAATTTTGTACCATCTATGGCAACAATAACAGTTACAGCTACTCCACAGTACGCCCGTAGATCACAAGCTAAATTTAGTTTAACTGATTTTTCAAAAGGCGGATTTGTTGGTAAACCTGAAGGATTTGTATAATGTCTAGTAAAACTTATGGCCCTTACAGCAAAACACCTATTAATACTGCTGGATATTTAGATATCTTTGTTCCTAGACCAGTTCCGGTTTCAGGAAATGACATATTATATGAAATAATTCCTGCATACACTTATAGGCCTGACTTATTAGCAAACGATCTATACGGTAAAAAAGAGCTTTGGTGGATATTTGCTCAACGCAATCCTGATGTTCTTAAAGATCCGGTATTTGATTTTATTTCTGGAACTAAAATTTATCTACCACAAGGTTCTAATCTTCAATCAATGATGGGAATTTAATATATGGCATTCAGTTTCTCAAAAATAACAAGTAGTGTATCTAAGGCAAACAATGCAATAGCATCTATTAATTCTCTTACAAAATCAGCAAATTCTTCAGCAGCAAAGTTAAATAGAATTTCAACATCTGTAGGATCAGTAACTAATAGTATGAATAATATTAGAGGAGCAATAGGCTCTGACTTAGCTGCATTTGGCGCTACAGCTTCTGCTAAAGGGTTTAGTGCAGCAGCAGCAAAGATACCAGGGCAAGCATTTGATCCTAGAAAACTTGATAGTTTGATATCAAACACTGCTGATATCGGTAATGTTGCAGCAGTAGCAGGAGCAATATCACAACAAATTGAAGGTATTTCTAATTTAGGAAACACCAATATAAATAATGCGTTATCACAAGGTCTTCAATCTTCCATTGGAGGAAAATTTACAAGTGCTAATAATGCAATAGGGTCAATTAGTAATGTTTCGGGAACATTAAGCAAGGTATCTAGCCAGTTTAGTTCAAGTGTGTCTTCAATATCAGAAAAATCATCAATATTTAATGGATTTAATATTTCTGGATTAAGTTCAATAGTAAGTAGTTTTGCTGATTTTGGAAAATTATTAAATAATCCAATTTCGGTAATTGCTAAGGATGTATCTCAATTAGTTGGCGCAGTGGGAGGACAGTTTGATGTAATCCGCCAGCTTAGTGAATCTGCTAAAGACATTAATCCAGTTGCAGATTTTCTAGATTTAAATTTTAAAACTCCGTGGGACTCGACAAATATTCCAGGAGGAGCAAATGTAGTTATTAATAATGGTTCAGCAGCAAGCAAAGTGCCAAATCCTTTAAGAGATCACAATCATTATAATTATATTATTACATTAGGAATTTTAGACAATGAAGAATTTAACTTTCCTAGTAAGTATAGGTCTTCCGACGGTTTTGTGCAAAAATATATTATTAAATCCAGTGGCGGAAGTTTAGATAAAAGATATACTACTTTCCAAGAAGATGCAAGCGGAGAAGATGGTAACACTAGTCATGCAGAATACTATCTTGATAATTTAAATCTTGATGCAGTTATTGCACCTAATTCAAATACTGGAGTAGCATTAGGTACATCTATAACTTTTGATGTTGTTGAGCCATATAGTATGGGAAATTTTATTGAAGCTCTTATCGGTTCAGCTGCAACTTTAGGTTACGATAATTATGTTAATGCTCCGTTTTGTTTAAAAATTGACTTTAAAGGTTATGACGAATACGGAAATTCTATGCTAATTAATACAGCACCAGCATATGTTCCGATTATGATTACTAAAGTTGATTTTTCAGTACAAGCTAAAGGTAGCGAATACGCTGTTCAAGCAGTTCCTTATAGTGAATCTGCTTTAGACGATAGCGCACAAACATCAAAAGTACAAATTAATTCTGTTGGTTCATTAGTACACGAAGTATTAAGCGGCGACGAAAAAAGTGTTATGTCTGTATTTAATGAGCGTGTGCAAGAACTTGAAACTTCTGAAACAATTATACAAGGCGATCGATACATTATTGCATTTCCAAAAACTCCTGATGCGTTGGTTGAGTTAGTTGGCCGAATAAAAGACCAAGTTGCAGAAGAACAATCTGCTTTAACTATCAATGCAGGAGAACAACAACGTCGAGAAAAGGGATTAGCAGAAAATGCCGGAGATGAAAGTACTGTTAGAAAACAACAAGGTATTGAAAATAATTCTGTAGCATCATCTGATCGCCTATTTAATACATTAAAGGCATATGCATCAGATATAAACAATATGAATGAGATTGGATTATCTAATCTAGTAACAAATACAGCAACCGGCGGTCAAACAGCACAGTCAGACCAAAGTGCTGCATACGACGAATTTGGTGATGTTGTAGATATTAGTAATGCCGAAACTGCCCCAGCAGAAAAAGCTAGAACTACACAGTTTCGCCAAGGTGAAACTATAACTAGTATGATTGAAAAAGTAATTAAAAAAAGTGACTGGGCAAAGGAACAAGCTACTACAGAATCACAAAATGGTGTTAATACATGGTTTAAAATTGATACTCAAGTATTTTTAGATAAAAATCCAGCAGCTGAAAAACAAGTTGGATCTTCACCTAAAATTTATGTATATAGTATAATTAAATATTATCCAGACGAAGCAAAACAAACTGGAGCAACTCAACGTGCAAAAAATACTGAACAATTAAAGGCATTGGCACCTAAACAATATAACTATTTTTACACAGGAAAAAATGAAGACGTATTAAATTTTGATATACAATTTAATAATCAGTTCTTTATGACAGCTTTTGGTAATTTTGGGCAAAACGGCGCTTCCACAAATCCCGGCACCAGTGCAACTTTTCAACAAGGAGATGAACAAACTGGCTCTAAAGTTGCTGTTGAAGACGACGGCAGACAGAAAAACGAACCTGGACCCCAAACAAAAGAAGCTAATAATCTATCAAACTCAACTGGTGATGAGTCTGGAGACATAAAGGTAAGAATTGCAGAACAATTTCATAATACATTAATAAATCAAACTGTTGACATGGTTACTGCTGAAATGGAAATTTGGGGAGATCCATTTTTCCTTCCTCAACAAACTGGAAATTATGTTGGTAAATCATCTGGTAACCCAAGTGTGTTAGATGACGGTACAATGAACTACTTACAAAGTGAAATCTTTTGTGTAGTTAATTTTAATTCACCTTTTGACTATCAAGTTAATGGAGCAACTATGGAAATGCCTCGAAGAGTTCCCCAGTTTAGCGGACTGTTTAGTATTTGGGCAGTAACTAATGTGTTTAGCGGTGGAAAATATACACAAACTCTTAAAATGATTAGACGCAGGGGTCAAGATGACGAAGCAACTGTAACTACAAAAAGTATTACAGCTACAGACGGCGGTATTGCATCAGGAAAAGATACTGCGCCAGGTTTACCTGATGCTGCAAATAATAGTGTAAATAGTACAGTAGCAGCAGCTGATCCTTGTAATTTATCAAGTGCTGTTGCAAATTTAACAGCAGTTGGAGAAGATTTAGCAATGTCTCAGAGTTTATTCCCGGCTAATTCAACAACGGGTGGCGACGACATAGCATTTGCAGCGCCTGTTATACAGGTTGGAGATCTTGCATTTAGTCCTCAACAATCTACATTCCCATCTGCTCCTAGAGCAGGACCAAGGTAAGAAAATATAATGACAGAAATAACTATTACAGGCCAAGAAAAATCATTATTATCTCTAATTGCAAAAGGCGAATCGTCTGCCGGAGTAGATCCGTATACAAGTTTGTGGCCTGGCACAAGTGAACCTAGTCTTGTACAAATGACGTGTGCAGAAGTTCAAAGATTTCAACAGCAGAGATTAGATCAAGGACATCGGTCAACTGCTTGCGGTCGATATCAGTTTATTAAAAAAACTTTAACAGAAGCAATTAGAGTTTCTGGCATCGATCCTCTTACTACAAGATATACTCCTGATATACAAGATTATTTAATATTATCTATTTTAAAAACATATAGAAAACTAGACGAGTGGGTTGCTGGCACATATACAACGCCTAGATTTATGATTAAATTATCACAAGAATTTGCTAGTATTCCTGTTCCTTATCAAATGCAAGGCCAGTCTCGCATAGTTAATAAAGGACAAAGTTATTATGCAGGCGATGGTTTAAATAAAGCTCATCATGATCCTGATAGTTTATTCACTCAATTAAATGATATTTTAAACGGCGGCACTGGAGAGGTATCTACAATTGATGTATTGCCATCAGGACCAAGTGGAGCTTCGCCAGAATTAGGCACTTTGCCTAGAACACAAGTTGCTAGATCAACAGCAGGCGCTGGATTAGGTGCAGTTTCAGGTCAAGGACGACCTGGCTCTCAACCAATTGGATCGTCAACTTTACCAGATGCTTCTGCTGTTTATACATATGAAGTAATTGACCCGTTAGATGATCGTTATGATTTTAGAACTGGTAAAAAAGTTAAAGATATATTGGTTCATGGAACTGGCGCAGCAGCAGCTACTCCGCATGTAGAGCAAAATATTGGCGCAGCAGGCGTAGCTGGAACAAATATAGGAGTAGCACCTCCAGGAGTAGCAATACCGCAACCTGATGAAGACGATCCTGATGCAGCCGATCCTAGAGGAAAAACTCAAATACCTTCTTTTGAACAAATAACTCAAGCATTAGAAGGAAATGCACCTACAGAGCCAGAAGCTGCACCTACAGAAGCACCGTGTCCTGCACCAGTATCAGCAGAATCATTAGCAGAAAATGCATCCGGCGCAGCAGCTCAAGTAGCATCAATTGCAAGCACAGGCGCAGCAGCCGCAGCAAACACAGCATCATCCAACGCAACTTCAGCAGCAAAAGCTTGGCAATCGCAAGGAAGAGGCCCTTTTTAATAATATGGAAACAATAAATGTCACAAGGTAGTTATACAAGATCTTCAGCTAAAGTTACCGAAGTATATGATAGCGGCCCGTACGAAGCTATTATCGTTAATCATTTAGACACCAAATATATGGGCGGATTAGAAGTTGAAATAATCCGGTACACTGGTGCCGGCGGCACACCTGAACGCAGCGGACAGTTAATGAATGTGCGTTATTTGTCACCGTTTTACGGCGTAACACCAACTGCTGGACTTACAGCAAATGACGGATACGAGAATACACAAAAGAGTTACGGTATGTGGATGGTACCCCCTGATGTAGGATCTAGAGTTCTTGTAATATTTGCCGAAGGTAATGCAAACTTTGGTTATTGGATTGGATGTATACCAGATGACTATATGAACTTTATGGTTCCAGATGGTAGAGCAAGTACTCAACGTACAACAGAAGTTACTCCTCAGAATCTAAAAGGAGCAAAACTACCAGTTGGCGAGTATAATAAAAAAATTGAAGACGGTAGTTTAGTTGATCCAACTCTTTTTAATAAACCATATAATAAAGATTTTACAAATATATTGGAAGTACAAGGACTACTTTATGATGAACATAGAGGAACAACGACTACAAGTGCTCGTCGTGAAATACCTAGTTCTGCTTTTGGTATTAACACCCCTGGGCCATTAGATAAGAGAGCAGGCGCTCCTAGAGTTGATATTGGTGCTGCTGGAAAAAAAGCAAATGTTCCGTATAACAGACTAGGCGGCAGCTCGGTTGTTATGGACGACGGTAATGATAAATTTATTAGAAAAACTCATGCAGAAGACGGCCCACCATTTTATGTTAACAAACTAAATGGCGAAGAAGGTGGCGATGAAACTATCCCTCATAACGAGCTTATGCGATTTAGGACACGTACTGGGCATCAAATACTTTTACATAATAGTGAAGATTTAATTTATATTTCTAACTCTCGTGGCACAGCTTGGATAGAATTAACAAGTGACGGTAAAATTGATATACATGCACAAGATAGCATTAGTGTAATGACAGAAAACGATATTAATTTTACAGCTGAAAGAGATTTTAATATTGAAGCAGGTCGAAATATTAATATGAAAGCGTCTGCACGTTGGAGTGATGGTCAAGCAGTATTTGACGATAAGGCAAGTGGTCGTGTACATATTGAAAGTGCATTTGATACAAAAATGTATGCAGGAAAAGATTATAAATTAACAGTAAAAGGCACTTCGGATACAGCAATTACACAAGGTATGAAAACTACAGTTGGTGATGACTATAATCTGCATTCTAAAAAAAGTTACTATATGAAAGCAGATAATTCGGTACATGAAAAGAGTGAACAATCTTGGTTCCGAGAATCAGGAAGTGATATAAATGATTTGTCAGGTTCAACAAAAGTACTTCCTATAACAGATCCAGACATACGCAACGGAGTCAAGTATGTAATTGTTTTTGTGGGTACTACAGATTTTACAGCCTACGGTTCTCCAGATAACGAAATTGGCACATGTTTTATAATGGCAAATAAGCCAGGCACCGGTACCGGCACGGTACAATTAGTCGCAGGCACACATTATATAAAAGGATCAGGAATTAATATACATTCTTCGGGCTGTGGCGGCGACCTTAAAATTTTCGTTAAAGGAAATATGGAAACTGTAGTAGAAGGACACAGTCATGCAAGTGTAACTGGAGAAGTGCATCTAATATCTGATGCTAATATTCGACATCAGTCTGCAGATGATTATTCTGTTATATCCGCTGCAACAATTAATAATATAGCAACCGCAAATATTAACACAAAGTCAGATGCGTCAATATTTGTAGACGCAGCATCAGAAATTAATAATTTGTCTGGAGCAGCATTTAAAAATACCGCAGGCGGTGATTTCAGTATTGGTGCCGCAAATACAATAATACGCGGTGGCGATATTAACCTTAATGGACCTGCTGCACCAGCAGCATCTGCTGCATCTTCGAATATCGACGCAGCTAATATTCCAATTATTGCACTTACAGCAACATCGGCAACGAAGACAATTGATGCAACTGATGCAACACCTATAGAACCGTTAACTACTATTACATTACCTTATATGTTCCCTGGAGCATTGCAGCCTGTACCTTATGACAGTATATTAACTAGAGCACCTACGCACGAACCGTACATGCATCATGAAAATATGAATCCAGCAGCATTTAAGAAAGAAGAAACTGATAGAGAAGTTCCTGGAACACTAACACCTTCAGATCGTGTAGAATCGCCAGATATCTTTAATAAAAATAAAGCAGCTAATACGAGTAGTAGAACTATTGTTGGCAGCGGCGGCTCTAGTGACGACTTTGATGGTGGCACCGGCGACGGTCCTGTAAATAACGACTCTGGCAGTACTGGTCCAAATAACGCTGGACAAAGTGATGCAACTTTTGACTCATCTGGTCCTGAAGGGAAATTAGTTACAATTTATGCTAGAAAAGCAGGATTAAGTACTCAAGTTGCAGAAGTATTTGCTGCTAATTTCCAAGCCTTCTTAGATGAATTTGAACAAGTTTATGAAATTAAAGCACTTGGCGGATATGCCAAACGTCAGGCAGTAGGTAGCAGTAGTTGGAGTTGTCATGCTAGTGGTGCTGCTATTGACCTTAACTGGCCTAACCCTGTGTTTAATACTTTTCCTAATGGATTTTACAAACCTCGTCCAGCAAATGCTCCGATGACAGATATGCCATCAAATACTTTACAAATTGCAAACAAACACGGTCTTGGTTGGGGCGGAGCATGGCGATCACTTGATGATGCTATGCACTTCAGTGCTCATACTAGTGAAGGCGGTTCATTTAGATTTGACAGAAACGGAAAAATACCAAAAGGTCCTTCAAACTTTAATGAAACGGAAACTCCGATTGTTGATGAAGAATTAGGCAATGACTTAAATGATCCAGAAGTTACAGATAACGAAGCGAATAATCCTGGACCACAAAATAGTGATGGCACAGACAACAACGTAGAATAGGGTAAATATAGTATGAGCGAATTAGAAAAAAATCTATATAAACATGTTACTGTGCCGGCAGCACCTCGTACAGAGGTATCGAGTCGTGCATACAGAGGATTTAGCACTAATACTTCTGTAAACAACGGATTTTCTTTGTATGATCTTGAACTTATTAAACAAGATTTAATCAATCATTTCCATATAAGACAAGGCGAAAAATTAAGTGACCCTACATTTGGATGTATAATATGGGACTTATTATTTGAACCATTTACACCTGCAATACAAGAAGCAATAATTGAAAACGTTACTACTATTGTAAACTTTGATTCTAGAATTCAAGCAGATAGCATAGTTGTTGACACTTATGAACAAGGAATAAGCATTGATTGCACAGTTTCCTATATTCCTTATAATATTTCTGAGCAAATTAAATTTAAGTTTGATCAGAAAAATGGTCTACTTTAAATTAAATACGCACTTTTTTAAATCAGCTAAATATTATTAATAAACAAGGAAACGTACATGTCTACATCTGATAGGCAGTCAAGGCTACTTGTAGCTGAAGACTGGAAAAGAATTTACCAAAGCTTTAGAAACGCAGATTTCCAAAGCTACGATTTTGATAATCTAAGACGCACAATGATTAACTATTTGCGTCAAAACTATCCAGAAGATTTTAACGATTACATTGAATCAAGTGAATATCTTGCGCTGATTGATATGATTGCTTTCCTTGGGCAAAACTTATCATTCCGTATTGATTTAAACGCTCGTGAAAACTTCCTTGAAACAGCAGAGCGCAGAGAAAGTGTATTACGTCTAGCACGTATGCTGTCTTATAATCCTCGCAGAAACCAAGCAACAAACGGACTACTTAAACTTGTAACAGTTAAAACAACTGAGAATATTACAGACAGTGCCAACGCAAAACTTGCTGGCAGAGTGATTAAGTGGAATGATCAAACTAATGCAAACTACTTTGAGCAATTTATTAAAGTCCTTAATTCTGCACTCCCTGTACAAAATTCAATAGGCAATCCTTTAAAAAGTGAAAATATTGATGGCGTTCAAACACAAAAATATAGACTTAACGCTACTAATACTGGTAGTGCAGTTTTTCCTTTTTCAAAGAACATTGAAGGAGTTAGCACAAGATTTGAAGTAGTAAGTACTGATATTCAAGGTACTACAATTACAGAAGAGGCACCTCTTCCTGGAACAAGTCCTGCATTTTTGTTTAGAGATGATGGCCAAGGCGCTGGCAGTAATAACACAGGATTCTTTATGCACTTCCGCCAAGGAAAGCTAGAATCAGGACCGTTTAGTGTTTCAAATCCTATACCTAATCAAATAATTGCAGTAGATTCTGAAAATATTAATAATGACGATGTATGGCTTTATAATGTTGATACTAATGGTTTTGAAACAACACAATGGACTAAAATTGCAAATGTCGAAGGCAATAATATAATTTATAATAGCTTGTTTGAAGGCGTACGAAATATATTTTCTGTTGTTACTAGAATCGGCGATAGAATAAACTTAGTGTTTAGTGACGGTGTATTTGGTAATTTACCTGCTGGGAACTTTAAAGTATATTATAGAACTAGTGCTAATAGTAGTATGGTTGTTTCGCCTAATTCAATAGGCAATGTTAATATTGATATACCGTATCAGAGTAGAACCGGAACACTAGAAAAATTAACACTAGGATTGCGTTTAAATTACACAGTTTCAAATGGTAGTGCAACAGAGACAAATGCAAGTATTAAACAAAATGCTCCGACAACTTATTATACTCAAAACAGATTAATCACAGGCGAAGATTATAATATTGGACCATTGGCAATCAGTCAAGATATTATTAAAACAAAAAGTACAAACAGGATTTCAAGTGGTATTAGTAGATATTTTGATCTAAAAGACGCTAGTGGAAAATATTCAAATACTAGTCTTTTTGCTAATGACGGTGTACTTTATAAAGAAACATTTGAAACAAAAACTGATTTTAAATTTGCAACACAAAGCGATATTGAGGGAGTTATTTACAATACAATAGACGGCATTATATCTTCTACTTCTCTTAGAAATTTTTACTTTAGTGAATTTCCAAAAATATTAACAAGTGATTTAAGCTTAGTATGGAAAAATTATTATCGAGAAACAAATAAAAATTCAGGAGTGTTTGCTACACAAGCTGACACAACAAATGTGTCTAAGGTAGGGGTGTTTACTTCAAATAATTTAAGATTTGTAGAAGCAGGAACAATGCTTAAATTTACTGCTCCTAAAAATTCATCAGAAGTACAACAGTATTATTTGCCAGACGGCACTATTACTACTAATTCTAACAAAAAAGGCGCATCGATATATAGATGGACTAGTGTAGTAAGTGTTTCAAACGAAGGTGATACTGTTAGTAATACTAATATTGGTGATATTATATTAACTGATGTAATAAATGAAGGAAGTTTATTAGTAGAAGTTAAACCTAAGATATCAAACACATTAGTAGATGATTTAAAAATACAAATTATTGACCAATCTTTTGCGTATAAAGATTTTGCGTTACGATATGATACCGAAAGCCGTGAATGGAAATTAATTCTTGCTGAAAATATTAATACTGTAAACAGTTTTTCTTTAGGAAAAACAGGCGATATAACAGGTGAAAATTTAGATTCAAGCTGGCTATTATGGTTTAAAACAAATGGCGAAAAATATACAATAACAAATAGAAACCAACGCTATATTTTTGAAAGCGAAGATGAAATTAGATTTTTCTTTGATAGTGCTGACAAAATTTATGACCCTGCAATTGGAAAAATAGTACGTGATAAAATTGATGTATTAAGTATTAATACTATTCCTGCAGATACTATATCGTATTCTAAAGACTTTACATGGAGTGTTAGTGATGCATATAGAGATAACGAAGGATATGTAGATACAAGAAAAATACAAGTACAATTTTTTGATTTAGACGATGACGGTGTTGTAGATGATTTAGATTTATTTGACATATTAGTTGATCCTACTAATTCTAATGTTGAAAATTCTGATAAGATAGTATTCCAAAAGCGGTATACTACATCAGACGGTGTACAGGACTTTAAGTATTTTGCAAATACTAATAACGAAATTAAAATTAAACAAAATGAATCCGCAATAGGCGCTTATAGTTTACACAACGAAGGCGATGTTTTTTATCTTTTAGAAGAACAAGTATTTAAAACATTAAACAAGGAACTAGGTAATACAACTTTAAATTCTAACTACAAAGCATACACTGGTAGAGCTAACTTAAAGTTTCATTATATGCATGTAGCAGATTCAAATTATAGAATTGATCCAAGTTCTAGTAATATTATAGATACATATTTGTTAACTAAAAATTACGATAATGATATGCGTAAGTATGTAGCTAATGCAACAGCAGTAAAGCCGTTACCAGCCAGTAACGATCAACTATCTAGATCCTACAGTACGGATATTAACGCAATTAAATCAATTAGTGATGAAATAATTTATCATCCAGTTAAGTATAAGATACTATTTGGAAGTAAAGCTGATGCAGATCTTCAAGTAAAATTTAAAATTGTAAGAAATAAAGATCTAGTAGTTAATGAAAATGAATTAAAGGCTGATATAATTGATGCAATTAATAGATTTTTTGCAATTGATAACTGGGACTTTGGTGAAACTTTTTACTTCCAAGAACTAAGTGCATTTATAATGAATACACTAACTCCGAAGTTAGTTAGTATGATAATTGTTCCTAGACAAGGTTCACAATCTTTTGGAAGTTTATTTGAAATAAAATCTGAATTAGACGAAATTTTTATAAGTGCTGCTCAAGTCACTGATATTGAAATCATAGATGAAATTACAGCTACTGAATTACAAGCAACAGGTGACGTAATTACTAGCGTAAATTCTGTAACAACAGGAATAACAAGTGCAACAACAACGACAAGTTCATCAGGCGGAGGCTATAGTTACTAATGGCAACTAATAATAATCAAAACGACAAGTCGTTACCGAGTGCTGGTAACAATAACAGTAGTAGATCTGCAAGCGATTTAATTCCAAAATTCTTTCGAACTGAAGCAAACAAAAAGTTCTTACAAGGAACTATAGATCAGTTAATACAGCCTGGCCAAGCTGAAAAAATTAATGGATATGTTGGTCGTAAAACAGCAAAGGCTTATAAAACTGGTGACAACTATATAGGTGATGTTTCGTCAAACAGAGAAAATTACCAATTAGAACCAGCTGCTGTTATTAAAGATGATTTAGATAATGTAACTTTTTATAAAGATTATAATGATTATATTGGCATGTTAGGATTTCTTGGCGCCAATACAGCTAACGAGAGCAGACTTAATAGTAGCGATTATTATCCATGGAACCCTAATATTGATTGGGATAAATTTACAAACTTCCGCGAATATTATTGGGAACCAAATGGTCCACTAAGTGTTGATGTGCGCGGACAGTCGCAAACAGTAATCAGTACATACACTGTAACTCTTGAAGATCAAGGCGATAATATAGCATATGTTTTTAATGACGGGCTTACTAGAAATCCGTCATTAAAATTATATCGTGGACAAACATATCGTTTTGAAATTGATACACCCGGACACCCAATGGCAATTGCTATTAGTAGAACATTTACTCCTGGCTCTTCTATTATAACTGCTGGTTCAGCAGGACTAAGAGATAATGGATTATTTGATGCTACCTTGTATGATAGCAATGGCTCGTCATATGACGTAGGTGAATTTATAGTATTACCACAAAGCGGAAGTGTGTCATTTGAAGCAGATGATAATGTTTCAACATTATATCCTGACGGCATCCGTAAAATAGGTGAAGAAGGTGAAGAAGTAGCAATTGCTTATATTGAAAAGGGTATTATCGAGTTTACTATTCCTATAAATGCTCCTAATAATCTTTACTACATCAGTAAAAATTCAATTGACACTAGCGGTCATATAAAATTATATGATATTGAAGAAAATACTAAACTTGATGTTGCTGCTGATATTTTAGGTAAAAAAGATTACACTAGTGCTAACGGAGTAATATTTTCAAATGGTATGAAAATAAAATTTCAAGGCAATGTTTTGCCTACAACGTATGCACAGGATCAGTGGTATGTCGAAGGTGTTGGTGATAAAATTGTTTTAATAAACGAAAAAGACTTAATTATTCCAGCAGCATATAGTGAAAACATACTTATTCCGTTTGATAGCGATCAGTTCGATAATTTACCTTTTGCAAACGCAAGCGCATCTGCACAAGATAAAGATTATTTAATAGTTAACCGAGCAAGTATAGATAAAAATCCGTGGTCTCGTTATAACAAATGGTTTCATAAAGATGTATTAATTAAAAGTTATGAATATAATAATTTAGATATTGACATTGACGAAACAGGTAGAGCAAAACGTCCTATTATTGAATTTGAAGCAGGATTAAAATTATTTAATTTTGGAGTTGAAGCAAAGACTGATATTGACCTAATTGATTTCTTCACAACAGATGTCTTTTCTACAATTGAAGGCGAGTTAGGATATAGTGTAGATGGTATTAATTTAGCAAATGGTATGAGAATACTATTTGCAGCAGATACTGATATCAGAGTTAACGGAAAAATATACGAAGTAAAATTTAGTACAATAAACAATGTTCGACAAATCAGTTTGGTAGAAACAGAAGATACTATTCCTGTAGATTTAGAAACTGTTTTTGTTAAACAAGGTAATAAATTTGGCGGCAAAACATTCCATTATTATTATAATAAATGGAAATCCGCACAAGAAAAAACAAAAGTTAATCAACCTCCGTTGTTTGATCTATGTTGTCCAAATGGCAATGCATATGGGGACTTAGACGTATTTAATTCTACTACGTTTAAAGGAACAAAAATATTTTCGTATAAAGAAGGTGACGGTAATAATGATGTTGAATTAGGATTTCCGTTATCATATAAGAAAATAGAAAATAGTGGAGATATTGTTTTTGAATTTAATTTGTTAAGTGATAAATTCAGTATACAAAACGATGACACTGTTATTGATATTACTACAGATACTGCAAATTTAAGAAAATATAAAAATAAAACTTTGTTTACATATGTTAATGGTTGGTCTAATACCCCAGTAGCAAGTAAACAATATGTAGTTAGACAATACACCGCAACTGATAACATAACTAATAATTTTGAAATTGACGTTTTTGATAAAGCAGGAAATTTAAATGATTTGCAAGTTATTGTACTTGTTAATAATAAATTACAGCTTCGATTAGCTAATTATGAAATTGATAGAATAAATGAATCTGCAATAGTTAGATTTTATAATGATATTAATATTGACGATGTAGTTACTATTAAAGCATATAGTAAATCTAGTAAAAACAGTAAAGGTTATTATGAACTTCCTATTAACTTAGAAAGAAATCCATTAAATCAAGACATGTCTGAATTTACTTTAGGCGAAGTTATTGATCATGTTGATAGTATGGTTGGAGAACTATCGAATTTTAAAGGAGTATTTCCGGGTTTAGGTAACTTACGTGACTTAGGAAATCTAGATAAATTTGGTAAAAGATTTGTTAAACACAAAAGTCCTTTGAATCTTTCATTGTACCATTTGTTAAACACAAAATACAATTTAACAAAGTCTCTTGATTATGCAAGCACTGAATATTCTAAATTTAAAAGAGTGTTTTTAGAAACTGCTGAATCTTTAGGATTTGACGGTGAAACTAAACAACATGTTGACCTTATTTTAAAAGAAATTAATAAAGATAAAATTAAAACACAACCGTTTTACTTTTCTGACATGGTAGCACACGGGCCATCAAATCAGATAACATATACTGTTTTAGATTCTAGAATTAAAACTTATGCATTAACTGCGCCGTTTGATTTAGATAAGCTATCGTCTAATGCTGTTAGTGTATATTTAAATTCTAAACAATTGTCTTATAATTTAGACTACACGTTTGATGCAGATGGTTATGTAGTTATTGACTCAGATCAACAAGTAAACGATATAATCGACATTTACGAATATGAAAGTACAGACGGAACGTTTATTGCACCAACTCCTACTAAATTAGGAATATATCCAAAGTTTGCACCTGAACTTACAATTGACGACACGTATCAAACTGCTGAACCGATAGAATCTAAATCGTATAAAATATACGGAGAAGTTGAATCTGGATTTACTAATGCTGGTAATAGAGGATGGTTTTATCCGGTTTACAACACTATTAGTGCAGCTAATGCAGCCGATACTGCTAGCGGCGGCACAGGAACATCAAATGCGTACTTGTTTAAAGGTCTAAACATTACACTTTATATTCCTACAACCGGTAGCTCAATTGGAACTGTTGATAATGTAGAATATGATGCATATCCTACAGGTATTCCTTTTATTAGAGGACATGATGGTAGTTATATTAGAGCATACTTAGATTTTAGAGATGAACTATTACTAGATATTGAAAAACGAATCTTTAATAATATAAAAGTAAATTATGATAATAACCTTATTAATATTGATAAATTTGTAGGTGGAGATTTTAGAACTAACGAATTTACAAAAACAGAAGTTGACCGTAGTTTACTATCTAACTTTACACAGTGGTTAACATATGTAGACAATGATTATACTGATAATTATTTTTATGATAGATTAAATCCTTTTACGTTTAATTACTCATCTTCAGTAAATCCATTTGGTAAATCTCTTCCTGGTTTTTGGCGAGGCGTATATAAACGTGCCTTTGATACTGATAGGCCACATAGCCATCCTTGGGAAATACAAGGATTTAAAATTAAACCATTATGGTGGAATACAGTATACGGTCCAGCACCGTATACTAGGGACAATTTAATACTTTGGACTGATATTCAAGAAGGTAAGATAGCAGAACCTAACAATATTAGATATACCTTAGATTATGCAAGACCAGGTTTAGTAGGATTTATACCAGTTGATTCTGCAGGAAAATTAAAACATCCTCAAGAAAGTGGATATGTAAAACAGTTTATTATACGACAAAGTACAGGAAACTTTAGCTTTGGCGACGAAGCACCAGTTGAAACTGCATGGCGCAGAAGTTCTAACTATCCTTTTGCAATTGTTAAGAGCTTAATGCTTAATAAGCCGTCTAGTACAATCGGAGAAGCATTTGACGTATCTCGTATAACAACTAACTTAGCCGGACAGCAAGTATATTCTACAACCGGCAAATTTTTAACACTTCATAATATAGAATTTCCTAATACCTTTGCTGCTACTACTAGAGTAAATACTTCAGGATTTGTAAATTACATTTATAATCTAGTTGCTAGTAATGTGCTAACAGTTTATCAAGATTACCAAAATGAATTAAAAGCAATCAATAATCAGTTAGGATTTAAACTAGGCGGGTTTAGTGATAAACAAAAAATAAATTTAATTCTTGATAGTCGTAGCCCACAACAACTTTTATCCGAAGGCGGAATTTATATCCCGCAAGAAAACTATCAAGTATTTCTTAATAAGAGTTCACCACAAGCGTCAGCAGTGTACAGTGGTATAATTATTGAAAAAACAGCTAGCGGATTTGTTGTAAGAGGTTATAACAATCAAAATCCGTTCTTTGAGTATTACGCACCGATCACTTCTTCGAAAACAGTTCCAGTAACAGTTGGAGGAATAAGCGAAACAACTTCAAAATGGAATTCGTCTACTATATTTTATAAAGATACTATTATAGAAAATAACAATATATACTATAGAGTTACAAAAACATTTACATCTGCTGCTTCATTTAGTACAGACAATCTTGCAAAACTTCCTGAATTACCGATTGTCGGCGGAAAAACTGCATTATTTAAACGTAATTTTGACCAAACAATAACTGACTCATTACCATACGGATCAACACTTAAGACCTCACAAGATGTAGTTGACTTTTTGTTAGGATACGGTCAGAGATTAAATGATTTAGGTTTTGATTTTAATTTTGTTGAGTTAGACGGAACAGTTAATAATTGGGATCAAAGTGCTAGAGAATTTTTATTCTGGACAACACAAGGCTGGACTACAGGCACAGTTATAACAATATCACCAGCTGCTAATAAATTTAATTTTAGTAAAGAATATTTTGTTGTAGACGATATTAACGATCCGTTCTACACTTATAGTATATTACAAGCAAACGGAGAACCGTTAAATAGCGAATTCAATAGTCTATTGAGAGATAAAAATAGTTTTGGTATAGAAACCGTAAACACTGAAGAAGGATTATATAGTGCTGCACTACCATTAGTACAAAGAGAACATGTAGTATTAATTGATAACAAGACAGTGTTTAATGACATTGTATTTGAACCTAGTTCTGGATATAGACAAGAGCGTATTAAAGTTAGTGGCTACCGTGCAGCAGATTGGTCTGGTGGATTAAATATTCCAGGATTTGTGTACGACGATGCTAAAGTTGTAGATTGGGCTCAATGGAAAGATTTTGGAATTGGTAGTCTTGTTAAATATAAACAATTTTATTATGTTGCAACTGAAAATATTCCAGGTACAACAGATTTTGAAACTGCTAAATGGTTTAGACTTAATGAAAAACCAGAACCGGAATTAATTACAAATTTTGATTATAGAACAAATCAATTTACTGACTTTTACAGTTTAGATACCCAAGGTTTTGATCCCGAGTTGCAAAAAATGGCAAAACATTTTACAGGATTTCAAAAAAGACAGTATCTTGCTAATATTATTCCTGACGATGTAAGTCAATATAAGTTTTATCAAGGATTTATACAAGATAAAGGCACAAAAAATGCATTATCAAAAATGTTTAGTGCATTAGGCAGTGCTGGAAAAGATACACTAGAGTTTTACGAAGAGTGGGCATTACAAGTTGGTCGTTTTGGAGCAACTAACGATGTTGAACAGGTTGAATTTAATCTTAAAGAAAGTAAAGTTCAGGAATCACCGCAAGCAATTGAATTAGTTACTAGTTTACCAGCAACTAATTTTGACAAACATTATAGAATTTTAGAACACGAAGTATATGACAAGCCTTTAGACTACAACCATGCACCGTTCCCAACTAAAGAAGTTAAAAATGAAGTAATTAAGACTGGCGGATTTGTAAGAGAAGAAGATGTCTCATTTGTAGCTAGTTCTAGTAACGAATTACCATTGGGTAATGTTAATTTACTAGGCCTTGGTGATTATATTTGGGTAACAGAGCTAGGTGAAAACCCATGGAATGTGTACCAACACATTAGTCTCGAAACATCTGTAACTGTATTAGAAAATAAAAATCAAAGATCTGATATTACAGGAGATCCTTTGATAGAGTTGACAGTAAATCGTTGGGCAGGTGGCTTAGTAAAGCCGCTTGATATTATTGGTATACGTGCTGCTGAAGAATTTAATCTAGAAGGACTATATGTTGTTGAAAGTGTTATTCTTAATAAAATTACCATTAGACTATCTACAGACACAACTCCTGATTCGTTTATAGGAAAAGACTTTTTATTAACTAAATTACGTTCGGTACGTGTAGCAACAGTCGAAGAAGCAAATTTATTAGCACAAGATAAATTGTATCAAGGACAAAGATTTTGGATTGAAAATTATAATGATGATTGGACAGTTTTAGAAAATAAAAGTGTATATAAAAGAAATCAAACTATAGTTAATAACGAGATATTTACCGGAGAACTACAAGAGTTTTCAGAGAGCATGTCAGTTACTAGTGATAATAGAAACTTCTTTGTATCTTCAGCTAGTAATGGTAACGGTAAAATCAATTATTATAGAAGAACTAATGAATCGTCAGAATTAGCAATTGATCAAGAAATATTTCCACCAGATACTATACTGCCATGGAAACCAAATACTATATTCTATAAAGGTGATAACGTAGTTTATGACCTTGATAGTTCTAGAACTTATTATACTACTTCTATAACGCACACTAGTTCAGCACAGTTTGATGACACTGAAATTTCAACATATTGGATAGTTATTGATTCTCCAGCTACATTGTATGATCCAGCCAATAGTAACTTTGGCGAAAGCATTGATGTTTCGCCCGATGGTGAATATTTAGTAGTAGGCATTCCTAAAGCAAGTAACGTAAAAACTAAATTTACTGGAGATTTCAGTTCTCAACAAAATTATACAAAAGGACAAATTGTAAAATACAAAGAAAGTTTATGGAAAGCAAATAGAGAAATTCTTCCTGCTATTGAAGCAGAATCGTTTTCAAGTTTTGATTCTTATATTAATATATCTGAGCAATCAGATTCTGATTCAACATCATTAACATTATTAGTCGCAGGCGATCCTGGATTGCCTAACAATGTTGTAGATCACTTTTTAGTAAAAGCTCCTAAGGATATGTATAACGGAACTTCAGGAACTTTAGACGATATCCTTGGTGATAGAGTAAGTTTATATTGGAACAAACGCAGCTTTGCGTATCCAACACTAGATATATATCTTCCGTTTGATAACGTTATACCAGAAATATCCAGTACATTTTTATCCACTGAACATATTATACAACAAAAAATAGATCATATTTTCTTTATTGAAACTTATGTAACATTGCCAACTAAAGGCGAAATTGTACAAACTGACACTGGTTCTGCAGAAGTATATTATGTGTCTACATTTAGAGATAGTGCAGTTGTTTATCTAATAAACACTAATGGTGTGTTTACTATATTAGGTGAACTATTTAATAATAGAAATGACTTTGTAGGATTTTATTCAGAAGCAGATACGTATAATACTAGTGAAGGTGTTTCCGGATACTGGCTGTTTAAAACATATGAAATAGGTCAAGATCCAACTCCACAATCGGCAGAGGTTATTTCGGGCAATACGTTTACATATTCTAACAACAGCAAATATTATGATGTTGGTAGAGGATTAGTATACTCTGATATTCGTAAAAGAGAAGATGTTGAGCAACAACAATTACTAAATGCATATAGCAATATTCAAGATACGATCAGCGATATCGGCGCATACGTTACTAATAAAAATCAAGTAAGTTTTATAAACCATTTATCTTATACAGGCGACAATGGAGGAATTGAAGTTGCTATACCAAGTAGTAGATATGTAATTCGTACATCAAAAGATTATTCAAATATAATATATCCTAGATTTTTAGAAAATGGTCCAAATTCTGCTACACCAACAAAAATTAATATTAAGTATTTTGATAATAAAGAATTTGATATAGCTCAAACTGGCTTCGCTGCTAGTCTTATTACAGGTACTGATATTGTTGTACAAGACATATGGGACGGATACATTGATTTTGATTTTACTGAATTTGATTTCCAAGGTAACGTATTTGAACCAGTAATTGGTGATATTTTAGTTGATGTACAGATTCCTAGAGATGGACAAGGGGGACTTGCTAGAACTAGTACAATTACAAGTGCTGCTGAAGTAATGTTTTATCAAAGAAACTTTAATAAAGTTCGAGTGTATGTTAATGTACTAACACAAGCACAATTTGAAGAAAAAGAACCAACTGATAGATTAGATATAACAGTTGGCGGATCTTTTGAACAATTAACTAATATTGGTAAATTTGAAATTAGAAGATTGTCACGATCTAATACAGATCCTGATCAAGACATTGGTACAATTTTAGACATTAATAATGATATTGTTCTAGGAACAAATTTAATTGGTAAACTAATTGTTGTAGATACTGAAACTCCGTTCTCAGATTCATTAACTTGGGATAATGTTGTTCCAATTACTGATCAAGAATACTATTTTTATAATGAAGATATCATTACTGGTATATCTAGAGCTGCTAATCCGCCGTATACTACAAACAAAGATTACACTCAAATTTATAATATTCCGGCAGATAAAACTGGTACACCAGGATCGCTAAATCAAGGTGCTGTATCAATTTATAGGAAAGACTTTAACGGAGTTTATCAGTATCAATTAACATTAGTTTCAGAATATGCACAAGCAGATAAAAGATTTGGTTCGCAAGTTAAAATAAATCAAACTGGTAACGATTATACTTTAATGGTGTCCAATAAACCTACAGGCTCTGCAAGAGATACAAATTTAGAATGGAGACAAAATCCGGGCGCTATTGAAATATATAAACATGGCGTACCTTCTAGCAGTTCTTTGAAAGGATTACACAAACTTAGTACATCTTATGAAATTGGTGATGTTGTAATATGGAAAGATAATTATTATATTGCACGTAAAGTAGTTCCGGTTACGCAAAACAATATTAGTGATACTATATATTGGACCAATATCAGTTGGAAGAGAGCTAAAGACGAAAACTTTAGAGGTACATTTGATAATTCTATTAGCTATAGAATGGGTGATATTGTAAATTATCTTGATATAATTTATGAAGCAACTACAAACATATCAAAAGGCTCAGAGATTCCGTCTAGTTTAAATACGTCTTGGGAAGTAGTTAATGGTAAGATTGATTATTTAGGATTGTTACCAAATCTAACACTAGATACATATTATAATGAACTATCATATGATCCTGCAACAAATATATCACAGTTTGCTGAAAATTTTGATTTAAGTGATGATGCGCAAGTATTAGTAGTAACAACTAAATTAGAATTATCGGATAGTTCTTACCAAACGCAATTAGCAATTTATAGACTTGATAATAAGAAGTATGTACTAAGTCAAGTAATTGATGCTCCTGAGTCAAGTTTTGAATTACAAGATCACGATGATAATGCTGCTACACCGAATATTTTGATAGACAAGAACCGCTGGGCAGATACAGTTGTATTAAATCCAGAAGGAAATAAAATAGCAGTAAGTGTTCCGTTAGATGATCAAATTAGTAAAGATCAAGGCGCTGTTTGGATTTATAACTATAATTCAACAACAGAAAAATTTGGAACAGTTGATGTAGTTAATAGTAATACAATAACTACACCAAATACTGTAATTACATCTCCAAATAACGAACAAATTGAAAAATTTGGATACTCTATTGCATTTGGCAACGAAGGTTTAGTGATATCGAGTCAAAACGGCGACCAGATTATACCAACAAGATTTGACACGTACACTAAACTATTATCAGATCAATCTTATGTTTTAGATACTGCATCAGACGAACGTGCTGAAACTACATTTGACAATAAGTTTACTTCGTTTAATAATATAAAAATAGATAAAGGTACAATATATGTATATGAAAATGTACAAGACACATTAATCTATTCTGAACAGTTATTATTTAAAGATGCGCAAATTGATTTTGGTAAAAATTTATTAATTAACGATAACCATATCTATACAGGAATTCCAAATTTTGCTAGTAGCGATTATAAAGGTGCAGTTTTAGATTATCGTAAAACAAAAAATAAAAAATCATGGAATTCACTAAGATATAGTGTAACGCCTGTTGATGTTTCTAAAATACAAGGGGTATTTTTATATAACAAGCGAACTAATCAAATAGTTTCTTATATAGATTACATTGATCCTGTACAAGGAAAAATTGCAGGAGTAGCAGATCAAGAAATTACATTTAAAACGCCACAAGATCCTGCATCATATAATGTAGGCCAGTTAGATGATATAACAGTTTCTCCATCAACACATTGGGGTAAGTCGCATGTTGGTCAAATTTGGTGGAATATTAATAATGCTAGATTTAGCAATGTTTACCAAGGATCTACAACATTCCAAAGTAATGGATGGAATACATTATTACCAGGTGCGTCGATTGATATATACGAATGGGTAGAAAGTGATTATTTACCAAGTCAATGGAATCAACTAGCTGACACTGATAACGGCATTGCTTTGGGTATAAGTGGCATAGCATTATACGGTGATACAAAATATAGTGCTAAATTATCTTACGATGACATAAGTCAAACCTTTGATACAAAGTATTATTTCTGGGTTGAAAATAAACTTACTATTCCTGTAGCTAAAAATCGTAAAATTAATTGCGCTAATATTCGTAATTTAATACAATCACCGAGAGAAAACGGATATAGATATATTAGTTTTATTAGTAAAGATAAGATAGTATTAAATAATTTTGATAACTTAATTACATCAGACGATTTAGTATTAAATATTCGATATTCAACAGGGCCAAATAATTCTCAAAACGAGCATGCCCAATATCAGTTAATATCAGATAGTTTACCTACAAGTAAGCCTAATTACGATATCGAGCGTAAGTGGTTTGATAGTTTAATTGGATTTGACAGCAATAACAGAATTGTACCAGATCCTAAAATTCCTGTAGCCAAGCGCCAAGGTATACAAAATCGCCCAAGACAAGGAATGTTTGTTAACAGAGTCGAAGCATTAAAACAAACTATCGAAAGAGTAAATTCGGTATTATTAAATACATTGATTGTTGACGAATATAATATTAATTCTCTTTTATTAAAAGATGAACTACCTACTGCTATAAGCAATCTTTATGATCTAAAGATTGATACTTTTGAAGAACTTGAATTTATTAGCACAAACAAACTAACACCAGCAGTATTAACTCCAATAGTAGTTAATGGTAGAGTTATTCGTGTTGCAATAACTAATCCGGGTAGAGGTTATAAAATTGCTCCTTCGTATCAATTTGAAGGTACAGGTAACGGAGCAACTTTAGGTATTACTATAAATAATCTTGGACAAATTGATAATGTAGAAGTATTAACACAAGGTAATGATTATACTGACACAACAATATTAAATGTTAGAAAATTCACAGTATTAGTAGAATCGGATAGTACTTCATTTAACAAATGGTCATTATATAACTGGAACGTAGCATCTAACTCTTGGTTTAGAACATCAGTACAGGATTATAATGTATCAAATTATTGGAATTATATTGACTGGTACTCTACTGGTTATAATCAGTTTACTGAAGTTAATTATACTGTTAATAATTCTTATGAACTTAGTACAATCGACGACATCGTTGGCAATACTGTTAAAATTAACAATGTTGGTACAGGCGGCTGGCTACTATTAGAAAAAGAATCTAATCAAAATACAGAAGATTATACAATAAACTATAAAACCATTGGTAGACAAAACGGCTCTATCCAGTTTAACGATAGTTTATATGATTATGCTAAAAACACAACAGGATACGATAACAACAGTTTTGATAGTGTATTTTATGACAATAACCCTGTAAAAGAATTGAGAATAATCTTTGAAGCATTAAGAGATAATATATTTATTGGAGACTTAGAATTAGAGTATAATCAGCTATTTTTTGCAACATTACGATATATTCTTTCAGAACAGCCTAATGTTGACTGGATGTTTAAAACAAGCTTTATATCTGCAACACACAAATTAGGTAATCTTTCACAAGATACTACATTTAAATATAGTAACTTGTCAGATTTTGAAAGTTATGTTAATGAAGTTAAGCCTTACAGTACTAAGGTAAGACAATTTATTGATAGTTATCAAAGTTTAGACAATACATCTAGTAGTGTTACTGACTTTGATCTTGCACCTTATTACAATAATATAACAGGAACAATAACACCGAGTGTTGCTAATATTGATAGTAATGTTATTGTAGGCGCAGATGATAACACTACAATATATCCTAGAAAACATTGGTTAGACAATCTAGGTTACAAAATTGTTGAAGTTAAAATCAGTGATCTAGGAAGCGGATACACATTTGTTCCAACTGTGAGATTTGAAGGCGGTGGCGGAATCGGAGCAACAGCTAAAGCTGTCTTAGCATATGGTAAGATAACAAAAATCATTGTTACTAATTCAGGAACTGGATATGTTACTGCTCCGTTAGTAATAATCGAAGGCCCCCAAAATGAGATATCTACGCTAGCCAAAGCTACTGCAATACTTGGTAATGGACTTGTACGCAATCCTCATATAAGAGTTAAATTTGACAGATTAAGTGGACAATATGTTTATGACAATATTGCAAAACAAATGTTGCATACCGGAACAGGCGATAACACAACCTTTGATCTTCCTTATCCAATGGATTTTGATAATTCTACTATACAGGTATTAGTTGATAATATTGAACAATTGCGTAGTAAGTATACATATACTAATTTTGAAGATAATACATCAACCTATACAAGAGAAAAAGGAAGAATTGTATTTGCAAAACCGCCTAAATTAAATGCTGTAATTGAAGTTAAATATCAATTACCGTTAAGTATGCTTAGTGCTGAAGATAGAATTTTACATTCTTACTATCCTAACTCAGAGATGTATAGTAAAGATCTAAATCAGCTAATGACAGGCATTGATTATGGCGGTGTTGAAGTACGCAGTTTTGATTTCCAAGGAGTATCGGGTTGGGATACAAAAGGTTGGTTTATTGATCAATGGGATCAATTTGATAACACATACGAAGACCAAGTATTTACAGCAGATGGCTCTACAATTGCAGTACAATTAACTACTCCATTAGAAAGTGGCACTGTTTATAACCTTTATAAGAACAATGTTCGAATCGATGATCCTAACTTTAGTTTAGGAACTGCAACTAATGTAAATGCTATTACAAATAGCATCACAGGTGACGGAACAACTGACATAATTTATGTGCAAGATTTAGGAATAAGCATAGTCGATGGTGACATATTTGTTGTAAGAAAATCAACAAGTGACGGAAGTGTGATACCGGACCCAGCGGGTTATGATACTGCACTTTCCGGCGGCGATCTTTTGTACACTACTGCTTCGGGTACAGCGGCAGAAGATATAATTACCGATGGTGACGGATTTATATCCGAAGCAGCAATGGCAGGACCTGAAGAACTTGTACCTGGACAAATATTTGATACATTAGATATTAAAGTATACACTAGAGATTCAGATGGCCAAGGAAAAATTGATAGTCAAAGTTATTACATAGATACATCTGTTACAACATATGACTTGAATATTACTCCTAGTAATATAGATTCTATTATTGTTAAAATTAACAATACTATACTTTCAAGAGAGTCTGGCAATTACACTATTGATTGGAAAAATAGTACAGTAACTATTAATAGTAATATCAGCAGTTATGTTGATGGAGCAATTCTTAGTATTGTAACAGTATCACAAGCTGGACAAAATATTTTAGATTACGGTGAATATAATGCAGACGGTTCAACTACTTCGTTTGAAACTAGAGTAAGATTTCAAACTGACTTAGATATGTTTGTTAGTGTTAATGGTATAAGACAAACAGTAGCATTTAATGAATCAGAAGTAACTGGTAATGCTGTATTTACGTTTGACTCTGCACCAACAGAAGGAGATTTAGTTTACTATGCATTATTTGATAGTACAATACAAGTAAATTATAGCCAAATGAAAAAGGATAGGTTTGCAGGCACCGGGTCAAAAGTTGATTTTGTATTATCGTCAGCACCTTTCTATACTGTACCTACACAGCATAACTTGATTGTAAAAGTTGGAAATAATATTCTAAGTCCAGGCTATAATATACAATATACAATTCCTGCAACTAACCAACGTGAATATGCATTAGAAACATTTCAACAACCACAAGGCTCTCTACTTACTAACGATATAAAAGTGTTCTTAAACGGAGAAGAAATTTTTACACCAGTTAGTTGGAGATTTGATATTGCTAATAGTAGTATTATACTAAATGATAATGTAGGTTTTGAAGGCGATATAGTTGAAATTTATGTAATTACAGATGGCCAGTATACATTAACATCACCGAATACTGTAACATTAAACACAGCACCCGGTGGTTTTGCAATAGTTGAAATATTCCAATTTAGTAATCATGATTTGCTAGGTATAGAGCGTATTAATTATGATGTTGTATCAAGAGTAACATTACAGTTAGAAAATGCAGATTATAATACTTACAATAGATTATCAGTAGGCGAAATTAAATTAAGAAAGCCGGCGGTTGATGCAAAATATGCTTGGGTTGTTAAAAACGGAGAATTATTAACTCCTGATACTGACTATGTATTAACAAATAATAATACTACAGTTCAGTTAGCAACAACACCTGAAAAATATGATTTAATTGACATAGTTCATTTTACTGCTAATGTAAGTACTTCGAAGTTTGCATATAGACAATTCAAAGATATATTAAATAGAACTCATTACAAGAGGCTTGATGCGTCAGTAACAACATTAGAAGAACCACTAAACTACTACGATTTACGAATCACAGTAAAGGATGCCGGTTCACTAAGTGAGCCAAACAAGGGACAGAATTTACCTGGCGTAATTTTCATAAATGGCGAACGTATTGAATATTTTGTTAAAGAAGGTAATCTGTTACGTCAACTTCGTAGAGGAACATTAGGAACAGGTGTTAAGGATTTACATGCTGCTGAGTCAAAAGTATTTGATCAGAATATAAGTAAAACTATTCCGTATATTGACAATAACATTATTCAAGATATTACAGCAGATGGCACTACAGCATTATTTGATGTAAGCTCTGTAACTGGTTCTATAAATGAATTAGAAGTTTTTGTTGGCGGAGTGCGTATGCGCAAGAATAGTATTAGTTCATTTTTGCCAGTATTTGAACAAGATAGCCCAGAAGGCGATTATGAAACCCCAGCAGACGTAACATTTAATGTACAAGCACAACAAATAGACTTAACACAAGTACCGACTGAAGGAACACGGGTTACTATTATTAAGAAACAAGGCAAAATTTGGAATGAAGGTATCAATTCTTTAGGAGAGTCTAATAATAGTATTGCAAGATTCTTACGTGCCGGAACATCGGAGCTACCTGAATAAATACAGTATAGGAAAAATAAATGAGCGATAATATGCAAGACACAAACGGAGTATTAGTTCAGGGACACATTAAAATATTTGACCCTGAATCACAAAAGGTATACATTGACAAGCGCAATGCAATTCACTATGAAAATATGAGTATTGCACTTGCTGAAAGTTTGAGTAATGCCGGACAGGGGTTTATATACGAAATGAGCTTTGGTAATGGCGGAACAAGCGTTGATCCTACTGGCATTATTACGTACCTAACACCCAACAGCACAGGCACTAATGCAACACTATACAACCAAACATATACAAAGGTTGTAGACGAAAGAAGTGTTAACAATACAGACCCAGTTAGGAATAAAACTGAAATCCGTCATTTAAGCGGAACTAACTACACTGATATTGTAGTTAGCTGTTTGCTAGATTACGGCGAACCAAACGGTCAAGATGCGTTTGATACAGCTTCGTCACAAACAAATAACTATGTATTTGACGAACTTGGTCTGCGCAGTTATAGTTCAACAGGCACTGGAAGATTAATTACTCATGTAATTTTTCACCCAGTACAAAAATCACTCAACCGTTTAATACAAATTGATTATACTGTTAGAGTTCAGAGTTTAGCAGGATAAGGAATAGATAATGGCATATACAATATCGTACACTGATTCCGTTAATAAGGGAACTATTGTAGTTGAAGACAACACATTAAATCAAGAAACTTCGTTATCATATCCAGGTAAAAATTATACTGGTTACGGGACAGCAGTAAATGAAAACTTTTTACATTTACTAGAAAATTTTGCAAGTAGTTCATCGCCCACTCGTCCAGTTGAAGGACAACTATGGTACGATACATCAACTGGAGTTGATCAACTTAAAATATACGACGGTACTACTTGGATTGCAGCTAGTGGAGTTAAAAAAGCAACCAATCAACCAGCAGTTGCAAATTCTAGTTCAGGAGACTTGTGGGTTAATACTGAAACACAGCAACTTTATTTGTTTACTGGAGCAGCATGGATATTAGTTGGGCCAGATTTTAGTGACGGACTACTTACAGGAGCACAAGCTGAATCAATTATTGGGTCTGATGACGTAACTTATAGTGTTTTATCTATAAAAATTAAAAATCAAACTGGTATAATAATTAGTTCGCAGGCATTTACTCCAAAAACTACTATTACAGGATTTCAAGGCGGAATTAATGCTGGTATGAATCTTAGTGCATCGGCACTAGTAGGTACATCAGTATTAAAATACTACGGAGTTTCAGAAAAAGCTGAAAATCTTGTAGTTAACAATACTATTGTTCCTGCTACAAATTTTTTAAGAAGCGATGCAGAATCTAGTTCTAACTTCCAACTTAATATTAAAAACGATCAAGGCATTGTTGTAGGTACTAGTGGACAGTTAGGAATACAAATAGAAAATCAAAGTACCGTATTTCGACAAAATAGTGATACGTCTAATATAGATTTTAGAATGCTTAATAGCACATCTTATGATACAATACTAAGACTAGATGCTAGAGGCTTTATCGGCGTTAATAATACAGCACCTGAATCGGCACTAGATATTAAAGGAAGTGTTAAAGTAAATCAAGCATTAGGTGATCCGACATCAGGAAAAATATTAATCGATACTACTTATAATAGTACTGATCTTCTTTCAGGCACGTTTGTAACTAAGGGCGGAATTGCAGTAGCGAAAGATATACAAGCCGGCGGAAACATAATTTTAGGCGGCAATGATGATAATAATGAAGCAACTGCTGGATATATATCTAGTGGTAATATATCACCTACAACTACAGGTAGATGGGATATTGGATCAGCTGTATTAAAATATGATAATGTTTATGCTAATACGTATTTTGGTAATTTACAAGGTAATGTAAGCGGAACAGTCAGCGGCAGAGCAGGATCTGCAGATAGAATTGCAAGTGCTACTACGTTTGGAATAACTGGTGATGTAACTGACAATAGTTTTGAATATGACGGCCAAGTTGGCGGCACTACAAAAACATTTAATGTACGTATTGCTAATAGTTTTATATCAAACAAGACAACTTTGCCCTTTTCAGATAACGAAGATGAAATATTGCTTAACAAATTTAGTTCATCGGGCGGATTTGACTCGGGTGTTTATAAAGTAAAGAAAAGTACTTTTTTAAGTACAATTCCTTTAGTCCCTGCAGGCGGCCTTATGCCATTTGCAGGAAGTGTGCTACCGTCAGGTTGGTTATTTTGTGATGGATCTATTGTTAATATTTCTGATTACAGCATATTGTTTACAGCTATTGGGTATGCATTTAAAGATAGATCTTTATTATTACAAAATGGTGCAACAACATTTGGCTTGCCGGACTTTAGAGGTAGATTTGCTTTAGGCCTTGATAATATGAATGGTGCACCAGCGGGCAGAGTTACAAACGCTGCTGCCGGAGCTGTTGGCGGAAACGCTGGAACCGAAGCAGTGCGTGTTAGAGATGTTAATTTACCAGAACACGACCATAATTTAGAAGGCCCGAGCGGAAATCAATATTATGCATTACGGGAAGCAGCGGGAGAACCTTCTGATAATAACGCAATTAAATTAACAGTTGAGCCTGGTCTCGGCGGCACTCAAGGTTTAGCATCAAGCGGTGGCATTGCTGGCGGTGGAGCAACAGGTAGCGGAGATTTTACAAATATTGGTACAGAAGAAGTACCAGAACTTGTAGGTGCGCCACTGGATACTATGAATCCATACTTAGCTGTTAATTATATAATCTATACTGGAAATTAAAATGAGTTATCAACTAAACAAGACAGACGGCACAATATTAACAGACTTAATTGATGGCCAAATAGATACTACTAGTACTAACCTTGTACTTGTTGGTAGAAACTATACAGGGTACGGTGAATACTTTAATGAAAATTTTATTAAATTATTAGAAAATTTTTCCAATACATCATCACCTAGTAATCCGTTAACTGGACAAACTTGGTGGGATAATAGCGATAAGCGATTAAAAGTGTATGACGGAATACAATGGAAAGCAAGTGGCGGACCATTTGTACAAACTACTCGACCACAAATGGTTGCTGGTGATTTATGGATAGATAGTTTAAACAATCAAGTATATGCATACGATGGCAGCGATCTTATTTTAATGGGTCCGTCATATACTCTAACACAGGGCGAAACTGGATACAGAGTAGAAAGTATACTTGATGCCCAGAGCCGTTCTAGAACAGTTGCAAGTTTATATGTCGGCGGTACATTAACAGCAGTAGTTAGTGCAATAGAATTTACACCAGTGTACAGTCAACAAATAGACGGACTAGTTACAGCAACTAATCCAACTGGTATAATATATCAAGGATTTAATATTATTGACACTGATAATTTTAAATTTAGAGGTATTGCAGATTCTGCTAATGCACTTGTTACAGCAGGAGGCGTAGTTAGAACTGCTGACAGTTTCCTTCCGTCAACTGCTAATGGATTAACAACAGGCACATTAACAATTTCAAACTCAGGTGGATTAACTGTTGGTTCTTCACAGAATCACGTACAAAAAATTGTAGGTCCTAGATATTATTTAGAAAACCAAATTACCGACGAAGATATGAGTATGCGTGTTAAGTCAAGCTCATTTGGATCAATTACAGTAGATGCAATTTACGTAGATGCAAGTACTGCAAGAGTTGGAATATTTAATAGAACACCAGCCGGCGAATTTAGACTACCTGATTATACATTAGATGTAGATGGTGATTTACGAGTAACTGGTAATCTTTTAATCGAAGGAACGACAACTAGTATTGATGTTGCTACACTAAGAATTGAAGATAAAAATATTGAAATTGCTAAAGCATCTGATAGCACAACATTAACTGGATTAAATGCAGATAACGCAGGTCTTATATTAGATACTTCAGATGTTGGGCAAAAATTATGGACCTGGAAGCAATTAGAAGATGCATGGACAACTAATGTTAATTTAGATCTAAGTGACAATACTAAGGCAATAAAAATTGGCGGAGAAAACAAATTAACAAATACAAGTTTAGTTAATATTCAAAAAGCCCCGCAATTAGACGAAATTGGAAACTTAATTAATTTAGATATTGATGATATAAACATAAATGGCGCTACAATAACAGCATCACCAAGTATTGGTTCTTTTGCAGTAGTTTCTAATAACGGAATTAATATTACAGCGGCCGGCGACATTGCAATACAAGATAATCAAAAAATTACAGGATTAGCTAATCCTACAGAAGATCAAGATGCTGCAACAAAGGCATACACCGATCAACAAATATCAACTGAAGTTATAGTATTTTCACTAGACGTTACTGGATTAGGAGTAGACTCGACATTAGAAGCAAATGTTGCAACAATTATAAATTCAATGTATCCAGCAGACATACTTAATACTGGCAAGACTGCAAAAATACATACAACATCATATGCAGGAGCAACGGTAACTGGTATTAATGTTACTGTATCAGAAAGTCCTGACACAAGTGGAGTACTAACTAAAAATACTGTTGCAGTTGATCAAGGCGGTGCGTCAAACGCTGGCCAAGCAATACAAGATCTTGATGCTTCAAACACAGCAAGCGGTAATGTTGTTCTTACTCCGTCAAGAACATTAATGACTTATACATCAATCGGTACAGCATGGACTCACACAAGTACAACTGAACCGTATTCATTTTAATTGAATAAATACTAATAATAGCACTAGGGGTTTACAAGCAATGGCTTATCAAATAGACAGATATAACAATACACTGTTAACAACAGTAGAAGATGGTACAGTTGATCAAACAACTGACCTTAAATTCATAGGTAAAAACTATGCAGGATACGGAGAAATTCAAAATGAAAATATGTTATTTTTACTTGAAAACTTCTCTGGCACTGTTGCGCCACCTCGGGCGCTAACTGGTCAACTTTGGTATGACTCTGCAAGCGCCAAACTAAAATTTTATGACGGAAATACATGGAAGGCATCAGGCGGAGCAACTGCAACTAGTACAACACCAACAGGTTCTTCAAATGGAGATTTTTGGTGGGATAGTGCAAACAACCAATTATATGTGTATAACGGAACAACTTTTGATCTTATAGGCCCGCAAAACTCAGGCGAAGGTCTAACACAAATGCAAAGTGTAGATCTAGTAGGACAAGATGGCAGTACTAATAGTGTTATTACTACAACCCTTAATGATGTAATTATATCTATTGCAAGTAATAGTCCTGCATTTGATATTGATGCTAGTAACACTATAGCAGGTTTTACTAAAATTATTAAAGGTTTAAATTTAATTAACACTCTAAGTACTGGTGTAAATCCTGGTATCACAACAAGTGAACATAGAATCAATGGAACTGCAACATCAGCAGAAAAAATTGTTGTTTATGACGCAAACGGTGCTATTGTTAAGGTTGTAGATGGATCTGAATTAGTTACAACAACTTCGGGTACAGCAAGCGTATTTAATGAAGAAACTAAATTTAAAAGTAATACAGGTATAAAAATTGGATCATCAGATCAACTATCTATAGGGTTTGATGCAAATACAAATGCCGGAGTGATAACTAACTCTAATGGTTCAAGTAGTAAGATATTATTGCAAACAACTAGTACATTAGGAGCAGTAACTACAATAGCTGACGTTAATATACTTGGTATTATGCCAGGTGCTGATAATGTATACGATATTGGATCATCCTCGCTACGCTGGAAAGAGATACATTCTACAAAATTTAAAGGTGTTGCTGATAAATCTGACAAATTAAAATATGGAACAGATTTATATGCAGTTGGAAGCCAATTATTGTCAAATGATACTGTTGCTGTTAGAACTGGTGACGGAAACATAGTTGCTAACTTATTTCAAGGTACAGCAACAAGTGCAAGATATGCTGACTTAGCAGAAAAGTATGCAACATCAGAAGAATTGCCAGCAGGCACAGCAGTTGCAGTAGGTGGCGAAGCAGAAGTGCAGCCAGCAAGTGCAAGTAGTCATTGTATTGGAGTTGTATCAACTGATCCAGCATACATGATGAACAGCGAAGCCGAAGGCCAATACATTGGACTTAAAGGGCGGTTGCCTGTAAGAGTTAAGGGTGCAGTTAGAAAAGGCGATGCAGTTTATGCAATGGCAGATGGCGTATGTACAACTATTTCAACAACAGCAATGGTAGGAATTGCGCTGGAAAGTAATAGCAATGAGGGCGAAAAGCTAGTAGAATGCGTACTTAAGGTATAAGGAACCCAAATGGCAAATATTACAGCAGCACGAATCAATAACCTACAAAACAGAATTTCATTAATTTATGGTCAAGGCGCAGGCCAAAGTGGTTACGGACAAACACTATCAAGTAGCCAAGTTAGTTCAGTCGAAGGCGAAGTTAGAGCAGCTGATCTTAATAACATATATGCAGATATTTTAAATGCTAGAGTACACCAGGTTGGTGTTGGTAATTTATCAATCGATACAGTAATAAGTGGATCAAATACCGTAGCAGAAGAAACAAGTGCATTTCTAAGCGATGACGGAATACTTACAGATGACCCTGATGGGTTTAAGAAAGGTATAGCTGACTACGAAGCATTAATGACTTTAATTGAAACTAATAAATTTATTGTATCACCGTCACAAGCAGAACAATCACTTAAATTAACTGATATACGATCAGCGTCATGGAACGGATTAATTTATCAAGTATTTACAGTAACATTTAATGATTCAGATCACAGACGTAACTTTTTTAATAGCGGCGGACAAATAAGAATAGCAGCAGCTAATTCTGCATCAAAAACACAAAAAGGACTTGATTGGGCGCAATTACTTGCTGAAGTTGGAACAATCTCATTTGGATATAACAACACTGTAGTAAACTCTACTCAAGTATCTTCTGTAGGCAATTATGACCTTACATCTGCGTATCAACAGATTTATTACAAAGCCGGTACTGGATATACAAGTGCTGTATACGAAAATAATACTTTTAAAATTAACGCTAGAGAGTTGACTGGTAGTAAAATTGAATTTAGAATTGAGTTTGATGATACTGTCTTTGATAACGTAGTTGACAATAATGTAGACGGAAGACTTGAAAGTAATGCACAATTATACATTGCTAAAGGAAACTATGTATCTGTTGAAGATCCTACATTTTCCATCACAACATCAGTATCAGGATTTGACTCTCCTGCAGAGATTAATAGTAGCCCAGAATATTCTATTGGAGTTGACTTAGCAAGGAATCAATATGAAATTCATAATGCAAATGCACAACAATATGCAAGTGTAGATTATGTTGTAAATGCAGTAAATGTCGATTACCCGATTACATTATACTGGGATACAGAAGCTGTTAGTGGCAATGTTACTGCGGCAGACTTTGATGACAACACTCTATCAGGAAGTATTACAATTACCGCAGCATATACACAAGCTGAACGAACTATTAATAGAACACTTTTAGCTGATAACTTTACTGAAGGTACTGAAAGTTTTAGATTAAGGTTATACACAGATGCGTCACTGTCAAGTTTTGTTGACTCGACCGGAGTTGTTACAATAGTAGATAATTCTGTAGGTGTTACACCTGCACCTACACCTACATATTCAATAACATCAGAATATTCGAGTGTAACAGAAGGAGAATCATCAACATATACTGTATCTACTAGTAATGTACCTAATGGTATATTATATTGGACAACTACAGGGGCGGGCATAACTGCTGGAGATTTTACTGACAATACACTTAGTGGAACTGTTGAAGTATTTGGCGGAACAGGTCAATTTATTCGTACTACTAGAGCAGATTTAGCAACTGAAGGAACAGAGGTTTTTGACATACAACTAAGAACAGGCTCAGTTAATGGCACAGTTGTGTTAACAGCAGGCAATGGTGCAGCAACGTATATATCAGATACTTCACTAACACCGCCGACAGCAACTTTCTTATCCAACAGCGGCACGTCAGTAGTTTCTACTACACCAGGAATATACAAATGGACTGCTCCGTCTCATATTGATAATGTAACTGTGCAAGCAATCGGCGCAGGTGGCTCGGGATATAGCAACGGCGGCGCAGGCGGCGGTGGCGGAGGCTATGCATCTAGTACAGTCTCAGTAAATCCAGGACAAACATATGACGTAGCAGTTGGTGCAAACGCAAGTAATTCAGCAGGCGGAAATACATATTTTAGAACATTAAACACTGTGTCGGGTAGAGGCGGAAGTCAAGGCTCTTTTGTGTCCAATAATACTACTTTATCACCAGGTGCAACCGGCGGAGGATTTGTTGGAACAACTGGTGGCAATGGCGGATCCGGCGGCGCTGGGTACTATACTTATGGTGGAGGCGGTGGAGGCGGCGTTGGAGGCTACGGCGGCACCGGAGGCACAGGAGGCAGCGGAGGCCGATCGATATCTGGAATATCA